TCAACAATCTAATGATAAAGGTACATGGTTTGGTTGGGAAGTTACTAAAGTGGGTCCTGTAGAGGATGCTACTTTGTATCAACAAGCTAAGTCATTTGCTGAAAGTGTTTCAAAAGGAGACGTTAAAGTGAAACATGGTGAGTCTACTGGATCTGAAAAAGGATCTGAAGCTCATTTCTAACTCCTTTCGTTGTATGTGGGCAAGCAATTGCCCACATTAAAATATTACAGAGGGCTAAATGGAAAGAAAGTTTATAGAATATTTTACTGGTTTACAGAGAAATTTTGGTATTGCAGATTTAACCAAGACTATAAAAGATCCAGTTACAGGAAAATTAAAACCAGAGTATGGTTGGTCTAAACAACCTATAACCGACCAATATTATTTAGATCATTTAAATGGAAATAAATCTATAGGTATTCAACCTTGTAATGATGATGGTATGGTTAAGTTTGGTACTATAGATATTGATTCTAAAGATTACAAAGATTTTTCAATTAAAAAATATTTAGATATTATAAAAGAATATGATCTTCCATTAATTCCGGTTAAATCAAAAAGTGGTGGTTTGCATCTTTATTTGTTTTTAAAAGAACCTGTTAAGGCAGTAATTATTAAAAAATTTTTAGAAGGTTTATTATTTACATTAAAGCTTCCATTAAAAACAGAAATTTATCCTAAACAAACAGAACTTGGAAAAGACTCCGAAGGAAAGTTTATAGATGGTAATTTTATAAACCTACCATATTATAATAAAGCTGAAAGAATTGCTATTAATTTTGATGGTAAACCATTTACATTTGAGCAGTTTATAAAAGTAATAGAAGCAAATTTAAAAACATCAAGTGAACTAGAAGAGTTTTCCATAGCCCATGTGAAAACTGTACTACAGGGAGGCCCATCAGAATTTAATGATGGTCCTCCTTGTCTACAGATTATGACTAAAAAATCATTGGATGATGGTAGAGATAGATGGTTATATAACTATATGATATTCGCTAAAAAAAGATATCAAGATAAATGGGAAGAGATGGTTATAGATGCTCCTAAAAAATATTTTTTAAAAGATCCTAATGGATTAGTTGTTGATGATTGGGGAGAAAAGAAAGTAAGAGATAAAATTAGATCTTGGAAAAAAGATTCAACTAAAGGTTACACTTGTACTCAAGAACCTATTGTAGATTTTTGTATGAAGTCTGAATGTGCAAAAAGAAAATATGGATTTTTATCTGATAGAAAAATATTGTTTCCTAAGTTGTCTAGTTTAGTTAAAATTAAATATCCAGAACCAGAATATACTTTTAATGTTGAATTACCAAATGGTGAATCAAGAAATGTTAAAGCAAAACATATTAAACAAATAGTATTGCAAGAAGAAATAAGATCTATTATTGCAGCTGCAGCTGATTTTGTTCCACCAAAAGTAAAATCTAATGATTTTCAAGAAGTATTAGATAGTTTATTTCCTCCTAAGGAAGAGTTATTACCACCTAAAGGAACTACTCCTGATGAGCAATTAGAAGAATATTTAAAAGATTATGTAAATGGACCCCAGGCTAAATCTAATGCTGCATTTAAGACTGGTGCAGTATTAATAGAAGGAGACCATGCTTATTTTAAATATCAAAGTTTTTATAACTCTTTAAAAACTAAAGATTGGAGAGAGAACAAATCTAAAACTGCAGAGAAGATAATACAGATAGGTGGTGGTAAAGAAAAAACAGAGATTAATGTACCTAAAAGATTTCCTAAAAAACAAGGAGAAAAAGAATCTCATGATCCAATTGATGTAATTAGAATACCAATTGATAAATTTAAAATTAAACAATCTAAGCCTGAAGTAATTCCTGTTAAATCTAAAAAAGATATATTTTAATGATTAAAAAGGTATTAGGTCCTCCAGGAACAGGTAAGACAAGGAGATTGTTAAATGAAGTAGATAACTATTTAAAGAAAGGAGTTCCTTTAAATAATATAGGTTATTTTGCTTTTACCAGAAAAGCAGCAAATGAAGCTAGAGAAAGATTTTTACAATTGAATAAAAATTTAACTAAGGCAGATACTAAGTTTTTTCAAACGCTACATTCTTTAGCTTTTCATACATTGGGTATGAGTGAAGATAATGTTATGCAACCCGTACACTATGAACAGATAGGTAAAGAATTAAGTATAAGAGTTAATTACTCAGATGATTCTGAGGAAAGCTGTTATATGAATTGTGATAATGAATATTTTAAATTAATTAATAAGGCCCGAGTTAAATGTATTTCAATTGAAGATGAGTTTAATACTAATGAATGGAGCAGAGATATAGATTTAGATACTTTACATCATATTGATCTTAATCTTAATAACTACAAAAAAGCTTATAATTTAGATGACTATACAGATATGATAGAAAAATTTGTCCTTAACTCAGATAAATGTCCTTTGTTTGAAGTAATTTTTATAGATGAGGCTCAAGACTTGTCTCCTATTCAGTGGAAAATGTTTGATGTATTAAAATCAAAATCTAAAGATGTATTTTTAGCTGGAGATGATGACCAAGCTATTTTTGCTTGGGCTGGAGCTGATGTCAATAGATTTATAGATGAGCCAGCAGAAGAAGAGGTATTACAACAATCTGAACGTATTCCACTAGCAGTTCAAGAATTATCAAATACAATATTAAATAGAATACAAGGTAAAAGAAAAGAAAAAGTATATTATGCAAAGAAAGACAAAGAAGGGAAAGTAGTCCAGGGTAAAGTAGATACTATATTTGACATAGATAATTTAGATCTAACTACAGACAAATGGTTAATATTAACTAGAACAACTTATAGATCTGATGAGATATCTGATTTATTAAAAGAAAAGAAATTATACTTTAAGAATAGGTTTGGTAAAAGTTTTGATCATAGGTTATATAAATCTGTATTAAAATGGACTGATCTTACATTAGGGAAAGAAATATCTATTGCAGACTGCAAAGATATCTATGAATATTTAGATGAGACTTTTGATGAAAACAAATTTGATAATCGGTCTTCAGTTAAAATAGAAGATTTAGGATTTACTCCTGGAATAACTTGGTTTGATGCTTTTACAAATTTAGATCAGGAAAAAGAATTATACATTAGGACAATGTTAACTAATGGAGAGAAATTATCTGAAGAACCAAGAATAGAAGTATCAACCATTCATGCAGCAAAAGGTGGTGAATGTAAAAATGTTATTCTTGTATTAGATAATGCAAGGAAGATAAGACAATCTACAGAAGAAAATGTAGATAAACAGGATGAAGAACATAGGGTTTGGTATGTTGGTGCAACAAGATCTATGGAAAATCTTTATATATTAAAATCAAAAAAAGAATGGAAAGGATATCAGTTATGAGCAATAAAGTGTTTTTTAAACAGGTAGGGGGTGCACATTATAAAAAATATAAAATTCAACCTTCTTTATTTATTAATAAAAATAAGATACTGTTTGCAGAAGGTAATGCGATTAAATATATTTGCAGACATCAAGATAAAGGTGGAAAGCAGGATCTTTTAAAAGCAATACATTATATAGAAATGATAATAGAAAGAGATTACAATGAACTTAGATAATAATTTAATACTAATGTATGATAATTTTTTATCAAAAGAAGAATGTATTAAATATATAGATATATTTAATAGTGGTAAGCCAGAACAATATAGAGATACTTTTATTTTAAAGATAAAAGATAATTTATTATTAGATCATTTAAAAGATGAATTTAAAATAGACAAATTACAAACTCCAGATAATTTAGAAATAGTACAATGGCCAGAAAATTCTTTTATGGATCCACATTATGATAAAGGAGATACACTAGCTTTTATTATAAATTTAAATGATGATTACGTAGGTGGAGAAACAATAATTGATGGTTTAAAGGTTGTACCAAAAATAGGTAGAGTAGTTATATTTAGTAACGGTAGATTAAAACACAGTGTTAACAAAGTAGAAAAAGGAAATAGATACACTTTGATAGGATGGTATGTATGAAAGTACCTTTATTTGAAGCACAAAAGGAATGGGTTGAACCAGAAGAGTTTCCAGATCTAAGGTCTTATGATGAGATTGCAGTAGACTTAGAAACAAGAGATCCTGATTTAAAAAAGAAAGGCTCTGGATCTGTTATAGGTAATGGAGAAGTAATTGGTATTGCTGTTGCTGTACCCGGAAGATCTTTTTATTTTCCCATAGCCCATGGTTCAGGGCCCAATATGGACAAGAAAAAAGTTTTAGAGTGGTTTAAAGATACTATGGCTACTCCTTCTTTGAAAGTATTTCACAATGCAATGTATGACGTTTGTTGGATTAGACAAATGGGTATTAAAATTAATGGTTTAATAGTTGATACTATGATTGCTGCATCTTTAATTGATGAAAATAGATTTCAATACAGTTTAAATATGTTGTCTTGGGACTATCTTGGTTATGGTAAAAGTGAAGCTGCATTAAATGAAGCAGCAAAATCAAGGGGTTTAGATCCTAAAGAAGATATGTGGCAACTACCTGCTATGGAAGTTGGTGCATATGCTGAGAAAGATGCTGAACTTACATTAGAACTTTGGCAAATATTTAAAAAAGAAATAGTACATCAAGATATAGAATCTGTATTTAATTTAGAAACTGATCTATTTCCATGCCTTGTAGATATGAGATTTAAAGGTGTAAGAGTCGATATAGAGCGAGCAAACAAACTAAAGCAGCAGCTGTTATCACAAGAACAAGACATACTAACAGAAATAAAAAAGCAAGTAGGCCTAGAACCACAGATTTGGGCAGCAAGAAGCATATCAAAAGTTTTTGATAAGCTTGGTTTACCTTACGAAGTAACTGAGAAATCATCTGCACCCTCTTTTACTAAAAATTTTTTACAGGAACATCCACACCCTATAGTCCAAATGATTGCAAAAGCAAGAGAAATAAATAAAGCTCATACAACTTTTATTGATACGATTATTCGATATGAACATAAGGGACGTATCCATGCTGAGATTAATCAGATTAGATCTGATCAAGGTGGAACTGTAACTGGAAGATTTAGTTACAACAATCCAAATTTACAGCAACTACCAGCAAGGAACAAGGACCTAGGACCATTGATTAGATCTTTATTCTTACCTGAAGAAGGTCATACGTGGGGTTGTTTTGACTATTCACAACAAGAACCAAGATTGGTTGTACATTATGCTTCTTTATATAAATTTCCATCTGTTTATGATGTAGTTGAATCTTATAAAGAAGATCCTAACACAGATTTCCACCAAGCAGTTGCTGACATGGCAAACATTCCAAGATCACAAGCTAAGACTATTAACTTAGGTTTATTCTATGGAATGGGAAAAGCTAAATTACAAGCAGAACTTGGTGTATCTAAAGAAAAAGCTGCAGAACTATTTGAACAGTATCATGCTAAAGTTCCGTTTGTTAAACAATTAACAAACGCTGCTTCTAATAGATCCCAAGAACGTGGTCAGATAAGAACTCTCCTTGGTAGGCTATGTAGGTTCCATTTATGGGAACCTAATAGCTTTGGTATGCATAAAGCTATGTCTCATGAAGACGCACTACTGGAACATGGACCAGGGATCAAGCGAGCTTATACATACAAGGCTTTAAATAAATTAATACAAGGCTCTGCAGCAGATATGACTAAAAAAGCAATGTTGGATTTATATAAAGAAGGAATTGTTCCTCATATTCAAATACATGATGAATTAGACATATCTGTAGAATCTCCAGAACATGCTAAAAAAATAGTAGAAGTAATGGAAAATGCTGTTCAATTAGAAGTTCCTAACAAAGTAGACTATGAATCTGGTGAGAACTGGGGCGATATTTATGATTGATCCTATATTTAAGGACTGGTAATATTATTTAATTATGGAAAAATTAAAAGCTATATTTTGGGCTGTTTATTTAAAAGCTCCTTATTACATCATAAAATATTTGAATTTTATTGAAAATGTATCTAAATGGATTGTGGTTACTGTATTAAGAGTAGACTTATTAGACGAACAATCTTCAAGAATAATAACCACTTCTATATATATTTTGCTTCACATAACTATATTAAGTATGTTATGTTACATAATATTCTAATTAACATTTCATAGTGGAAAAATGGGCGATTTAGGA